ATGAGGAGCGAAAAAGCGAAGTGGCCGCTGACTTCGCCACCGAGGGAAAAGACTGGCGAACGCTGCTCAAGTATCAGCCGAAAAGTCGTGTGCTGGAAAACAGCGTCTGGAACGAAATGCTGATTCTAACCAACGATCCTGATTTTGCGGGCTTTGCTTATAACGAACTCGCCAGCCGGGTACAGGTAACCGGCGCTACGCCTTGGGAACGCCCGGTGGATAACCGTTTCTGGCGCGATGCCGATACCGCGCAGATGAAAGCGCTTTTGGACGTACGCTATGTCAGCTTCAGCAGTCGAAACCACGATGTTTGTTTCACAAAGGCTGCGGACGACCGGCGCTTTCACCCGATTCGTGATTACCTTGGCGCACTTCCGCCTTGGGACGGACAGCCCCGTGTCGAAACGCTGTTCAGTCGCTGTTTGCAGGCGGACGATACTCCCTATGTTCGCGCGATCAGCAGAAAAACCTTCGCGGCGGCTGTCGCCCGCATCTACCACCCCGGCATCAAGTTTGACTGCGTGCCCGTGTTCGACGGGGCGCAAGGCATCGGCAAGAGCACGCTGTTCAAAGACCTTGTGGGCGATGAGTTCTATTCGGAAACGCTGTCCCTGACCGATATGGACGATAAATCCGGCGCTGAAAAGCTTCAAGGCTTCTGGGTTGTGGAGATCGGCGAGCTGGCTGGCATGAAAAAGGCTGACATCGAGAAGGTCAAAGCGTTTCTGTCCACGTCGGATGACAAGTACCGCCCCAGCTACGGCAAGGTGGTCGAAAGCCACCCACGCCAATGCATCATCATCGCCACCGTCAACGGCGAACGCGGCTATCTTCGCGATATCACCGGCAACCGACGCTTCTGGGTTGTCAAATGCCATCAGGCGGAGCAGGTGAAGCGGTGGCGATTTACCCCGGAGGAGCGCGATCAGATCTGGGCGGAAGCCAGAACGATCTGGGAAAGCGGCGAGAAGCTGTACCTCGAGGGTGATATGATCCCTGCCGCCGAGGCTGCCCAACGTGATGCCATGGAGATGGATGAGCGCCAGGGCATGGTCGAGGACTTCCTTGATATGATGCTGCCTGATGGCTGGGACACCATGGCTACCTATGAACGCCGGAATTACTTCACAGATCGCAATCAGGACACAACGCTGCCCAAAGGCGTAACACGCCGCCTGACCGTCAGTAACGCTGAAATCTGGTGTGAGTGTTTCGGTAAGCATCCAGCAGAAATCAAAACATCTGACAGCTACGCAATCGCGGCGCTGATGGCACAGGTGGCTGGTTGGGAGCGTACACAAGAGCGGAAAAGCACGCCACCATACGGCAGGCAGCGTCTCTACAGGCGAAAATGAGCATAGGAGCGGGACGGACGGGACAGGATATCCCCTTATATTCAAAATGGATTAAGAGATACAGAAAGCAAATCCCGAACGCAAACGCGCGCGTAGTAAATATAAGGGTTGGCCTGTCCATTCGTCCCACTCGTCCACTGGTTTTGGAGGGTACGATGCAAGAGAAAAACATTGAACAGCAACTGGTTCGGGCTGTTAAGGCGATGGGCGGCTTCTCCCCCAAGCTGGTTACCCCCGGTACGGATGGAATGCCGGATCGCCTTGTCCTGTTTCCCAGCGGTAAATTGGCCTTTGTTGAAATGAAAGCGCCTGGTATGCAAATGCGACCGCTACAGGTACGGCGGAAACGGCAGCTGGAGGCGCTTGGTTTTCGGGTGTACTGCGTTGACAGGCTCGAACAGATTGGAGGTGTGCTGGATGAAATTTGTTCCCCACGCCTACCAGACTTACGCGATTGATTTCATTCTGACTCACCCGACATCGGCCATTCTCCTTGATATGGGTTTAGGGAAGAGTGTTATCACACTGAGCGCAGTGTATGACCTGTGTCTGGATCGCTTTGAAATCGGCAAAACATTGATTGTAGCGCCATTGCGGGTAGCAAGGGACACATGGCCGGCGGAGATCATGAAATGGGATCACCTGCGGGGATTGACCTACTCCGTGGCAGTCGGCACTGAGGCTGAACGGAAAGCGGCGCTTCGGCAAAGAGTTGATCTGCACATCATCAACCGAGAAAACGTGCAGTGGCTGGTTGAGGAGAGCGGCCTTCCCTTTGACTACGACATGATGGTGATCGACGAGCTTTCTTCCTTCAAGTCCCATAAGGCAAAGCGATTCCGGAGCCTGATGCGGGTACGTCCAAGTGTAAAGCGCATCGTAGGGTTGACAGGCACACCGTCCAGCAACGGCTTGATGGATCTCTGGGCAGAGTTCCGGCTGTTGGACATGGGCAAGCGACTGGGGCGGTTCATCACTCACTACCGGGATGAGTTCTTCACACCGGATAAACGCAGCCAACAGCAGGTTTTCTCCTACAAGCCCAAGTCCGGTGCGGAGGAAGAAATCTACCACCGCATCAGCGATATCACGATCTCGATGCGAAGTATAGATTATCTGAGCATGCCGGAATGCGTCATGAACGAGGTGACGGTTACGCTCTCACCAGCTGAGCGGAAGGTCTACGAACAATTGAAGCGTGACCTCGTGATTGCTCTGAAGGGTGAAGAGATCGACGCAGTAAACGCCGCAGCCCTCTCGGGCAAGCTCTGCCAGATGGCCAACGGCGCCGTATACGGCGATGGCAAAGAAACGATCGGTTTTCATGCTCGCAAGCTGGACGCGTTGGAGGATCTGATTGAAGCCGCCAATGGCAAACCCCTGCTGGTTGCCTATTGGTACAAGCATGATCTGGAACGGATCCGGAAGCGATTCTCCGTTCGCGAGATTAAAGCATCAAGGGACATCGCCGATTGGAACGCTGGAAAGATTGCGGTGGCGGCCATTCACCCGGCCTCTGCCGGGCATGGGCTAAACCTCCAGGCAGGCGGCTCCTCTCTCGTATGGTTTGGGCTGACATGGAGTTTGGAGCTTTACCAACAAACCAACGCGCGCCTTTTGCGGCAAGGCCAGACGGCGGATACGGTGGTGATCCACCATATCATCGCCAGAGATACCATCGACGAACAGATCATGGCTGCCCTTGGCAGGAAGGATAAAACACAATCCGCGCTGATCGACGCGGTAAGAGCGAATCTATGACAATCTTTGGAGTCAAAATATGCCAATCCGAGTGGATCAAGCGATCGGAGGGCATGCCCATGAACACCCAAAGCGTAAAGGCGGGAGATACGCAAGCCCGCGACTTCCTTAACCGGGTACACCGTATGGATCGATCACTTACGTGGAAAAAGGAACAAATTGTGGCGCTACGAGAAATGGCCACTAGCGTCACATCACGGATGAGCGATATGCCTCGGAGCGATTCCCCAAATCTCCAAAGGATGGAAATGTTGGTCTGCAAAATCACCGACCTTGAGCGCGAAGTGGAAGATGATTGCATGGAGCTTGAAGCCACACGCATTGACACCGCGCTCGCAATCCTGGATCTCCCAAATGTGCAGCATCAGCAGCTGCTCACGGAACGCTATTTGCGCAGTCGGGACTGGAAGGATATTGCCGATGCCATGGGCTACAGCATGAGTCATGTATTCCGATTACACGAGGATGCGCTTTGCAGCATGCAAGCGTTTCTGACGAAAGAAAGGACCTTTCTATGAGTTTATCGGAAGCCAGGAAAGAAGGCGTTCGGGTGACTACCCAAAACGGCCGCACCGTCTATTACCCAAGATGCCAGTTCTGCGGTGCGGAAGTACGGTCGCTAAACTACATCTCCCGTAATCGCTACACCTGTGATGCCTGTCGCCCTTACAAAGCGCTGTTCCAGAAAACAGGTCTGCGGATTTGACCCCTGTGGGGCGCCATGTACTGTGGCGCTCCCTTTTTATACGCGCCCGAAAAAGATGATAGTAAATGAGAGTCAATGAGAGTAAATGAGAGTTGAAAAGAGTTGGAAAATGTGCATAGTATGGAGTGGAACAGTAGGCGGGAGGAATACCCGCCTCTTTCTATGCCCACGGAGGTGACCCCCAGTGCCCAGCAGACCCAAGCGGCCCTGCTCCCACCCTGGCTGCCCAAGGCTGACCAACGCACGCTTCTGCGAAGAGCATGCCAAACAGGAAGCCAAGCGGTACGAACGCTACCAGCGCGACCCTGGCATGAAGAAGCGCTACGGTCGTGCGTGGAAGCGTGTGCGCGACCGCTTCATTGCTGCCCACCCTCTGTGCCAGCGGTGCCAGGAGCGCGGCAAGATCACCCCAGCACAAGAGGTTCACCACATCGTCCCGTTGTCCCAAGGCGGCACGCACGATGAAACGAACCTCATGTCGCTTTGCACTTCCTGCCACTCCGAGATCACCGCCAGAGAGGGCGGTCGCTGGGGTTAGGGGGGGAGTTTAAATCTCTACGGCTCACCGTTCGCCGAACGGCCTGGGGGTCACGCACGGAAAAACTACGATTCAAACGGGGGATAAACCCAAGCGGGAAAGGGGGTACAGCGCATGGCCAAGGATGGCACCAACCGGGGCGGCCGCCGTGTGCGCGCTGGCGACAAGCCCACGCCGCTCGCAGAGAAAATCACTGCAGGCAAGGCTGCTAAGGTGCTGGAAGCGCCTGACCTCAAGCCTGAAACCGCGCTGGCTGGAACACTGCTCCCTTCACCCGCAGTCCTGACCGGAACGGATATGCCTGAGCCTAGCGAGTACCTCCGCGCCAATCAGAAGGACGGCAAGCCGCTCGGTGCGGACACCCTGTTCATCGAGACCTGGCGATGGCTCAAAGAGCGTGCCTGTGATCAGTTCATCAGCCCCCGGCTCGTGGAAGCCTACGCACAGGCGTTCGCGCGCTACATCCAGTGTGAGAAAGCGATCAGCGCGTACGGGCTGCTGGGTAGACACCCTACGACGGGCGGCGCGATCGCCAGTCCCTTCGTACAGATGAGCCAATCCTTTCAGAAGCAGGCAAACCTGCTCTGGTACGAGATTTTTGATGTGGTCAAGCAAAACTGCACCACCGCCTTTGCGGGCAACCCGCAGGACGATATCATGGAAGCCCTCCTGTCGGGCAGAAAGGCGAAACGATGAATATTGCCAAACGTTATGAACTGGTTCCCTTGGCTAGGATTGTGCCATACGCTCGAAATGCTCGTACTCACAGTAAAGAGCAGGTAGCACAGATACGCGCCAGTTTCCGCGAGTTTGGGGTGCTTTCGCCTTGCCTTGTTGACGAACAGTACAATTTGCTGGTTGGCCATGGCCGTTTGAAAGCTGCTCAGGAAGAAAACCTCAACGAAATCAATTGTGTTATTGTTGAAGGATTGACTGACGCGCAGAAGCGTGCCTACATCCTTGCGGATAACCGTCTGGCGCTGAATGCCGGTTGGGACGATGAGATGCTCTCCGTGGAACTGTCCGATCTGCAAACCAACGCCTTTGACCTTTCCCTGCTGGGTTTCAGCGATGCAGAGATGAACAAGATCATGGGCGGCATGGAAAACGCCAAAGACGACGATTTCGATGTAGATGCCGAACTGTTAAAACCCACGCTCTCCAAGCCCGGCGACCTATGGTTGCTCGGGAACCACCGCCTGGTTTGCGGCGACAGTACCAAGCCCGAAACGTATACGCAGCTCATGGAAGGAAAGACAGCCAACCTTGTGATCACCGATCCTCCGTACAATGTTAACTACGAGGGCAGCGCTGGGAAAATCAAGAACGACCACATGGCAGGCGACGCTTTCTATCAATTCCTACTGGGTGCCTTCACCCAGATGGAAAAGGTCATGGCGCAGGATGCCAGTATCTATGTGTTCCACGCGGACACCGAGGGCCTGAATTTCCGCAAAGCGTTTACCGAGGCGGGTTTTTACCTGTCGGGCACGTGTATCTGGAAGAAGCAGAGCCTTGTGCTCGGTCGCTCGCCCTATCAGTGGCAGCACGAACCGGTGCTGTTTGGCTGGAAGAAATCCGGCAAGCACGCCTGGTTTTCCGACCGGAAACAGTCGACCATCTGGGAGTTCGATAAGCCACGCAAAAACGGCGAGCACCCCACGATGAAGCCGATTCCGCTTCTGGCTTACCCGATCGTCAACTCGTCTATGACGGGCTGTGTGGTGTTGGATCCCTTTGGCGGCAGCGGCTCAACGCTCATCGCCTGTGAACAGACCGGTCGCGTGTGCCGCATGGCCGAGCTAGACGAAAAGTTCTGCGATGTGATCGTTCGGAGGTTCATTCAGCAGGTGGGCACGGACAAGGACGTATATCTCTCCCGCGACGGGCAGATGATTCCCTTCTCCGCTGTGGAGGTGTCCGGCAATGGATGAACTTCTCACCCTTGGATCCCTGTTTGACGGCTCCGGCGGGTTTCCGCTCGGAGCCGTTTTCAGCGGCATCCTGCCCCTC